GTAAAAACCGGTACCTCGCAGACATCCAACCACGCATTCAGCCAGGCGCGCTTCACGGCAAAAGGCGTTAAGTGGGTTAGCGGGCTGTGGATTGAACATGTGATGAAGGGCTCTGCAGCATGAGGGCACTGTTAACACCGGATTTCGCCCGGAAAATGGGCATTGTGCTGTTACGCCCCGGACCGGAACTGATGCCACTCTTTTCCCGTGGGCGTGTGCTGGTGGAGCATGAGCCCGCCGATATGGCAGATCTGCCCACCGGACTGGTACCACCCGTAAGGCAGCCACTCACGGAAGATCCGTATCTGCTTCGTTTCTTTCTCGATGAACGGGTTATTCAGGCGGCAGGTGGCATCAGCGCTCTTGAAGCCTGGCTGTTCATGAACGGGAACACCTGCCAGTGGGGCGAGGGTGACTATCACCACCATGAGATAACCACCCGCAGAGAAGCCGAAGGCGCGTTACGCCTTTGCTGGCACTGTGACACCCAGTTTCGCGATCAGTCATTTAAGGCACTTACCGATATCGCCAGGAAAAACGTGGTTGAGTGGGTAGTGGATAAAGCCAGGGCAGCGCTTCACTTTGATGAAAGCCACACACTCACACTGCCTGAGCTTTGCTGGTGGGCTGTTCGCCAGCGTGTATTTGAGGCATTCCCTGAGCCAATGGCAGAACAGGCTCTGGGCTGGCAGGTGGAGCCCATCAAATCCGTTTACCGTGAATGTGACCTGATGCCTTCGGTACCGGCCACCAGCGTGATAGAGGAACACGTAAAACCCGTTCTTACCCTGGCGGTTGACCCGGAAACACCGGAATCCTTCATGCTGCGCCCAAAGCGCAGGCGCTGGGTAAACCAAAAATTCACGAGGTGGGCGAAATCACAGCCCTGTGAATGCTGCCGTAAACCCGCAGACGACCCCCACCACATTATTGGCCACGGGCAGGGTGGGATGGCAACAAAGGCGCATGACTTATTCGTGATACCGCTGTGCAGGGCGCACCACGATGAGTTACACGCCGATACCGTGGCATTTGAGGAAAAGTACGGGAGCCAGCTGGCCCTGTGGTTTCGTTTTATTGACCGTGCGCTGGCAACTGGCATTCTGGCTTAAGTGGAGAATACGTATGAATCTGGAAGCATTACCGAAATTTTACTCACCGAAATCACCAAAACTGAATGATGAGACTCCGGCCACCGGGAGCGCATCCCTCACCATTACTGATGTGATGGCGGCTCAGGGCATGGTTCAGTCAAAAGCACCACTTGGGTTTAACCTCTTCCTGGCAAAGATGGGGATTCAGGATCCACAGCCAGCCATTGACGGTTTAACGAATTACGCGATGGCGCTTGATAATCCGGTACTGAACAAGCTGACAGAATCCACCCGGCTGGAGATTGTGGATTGCCTGGTTAAGTTTGCCTATGCCGATTATTCCCGCTCAGCAGCCAGCAAAAGCGAATGCCCACATTGCCACGGGAAAGGAGTGATCCGGACGATGCGAGATGTTGTGAAACACCCGGGCGTAAAAGGTGTAGAACCCACGGTTGTGCATGAAGAGGTTGAAGAAATATGCCGTCACTGCCAGGGTAAAGGAGAAGTCAGCACCGCCTGTAAAGATTGTAATGGGCGAGGAACGGCAGTTGACCGCAAACGCTCAGAATTGCTCGGTGTACCCGTTATGAAATTATGTGGGCGGTGTAATGGCCGTGGATTCGCCAGACTTCCAACAACCCTGGCGCGCAGAAATATTGGAAGCCTGCTCCCTGATCTGACGGATTACCAGTGGTACAGCGGTTATGGCAGTGTAATAAATTCACTTGTGACGAAGTGTTGGGCTGAAGAAGCCTGGGCTGAGAAGCAGTTGCACGATGTTACCCGGTAGTGGCGGCCATGCAATCATATAACCCACTCAGGTGGGTTATTTATTCTTTGGTAGAAGCCTTATCCAGCAGAGCATTTAAATCGTCACCAACCAAAGATGAGATATCCCGGCTTATTTTTTTATTTCTCTCTATAGCCTCAGCATCTTTGTCTGTAAAAACAGCATCTTGTATCAGCTCTATGTACCGTTCCTGGAGCGCAAGCATTAACTTCAGGTTTGTTACTTCTTGCCTGAGCTTTATTAGTTCCGGAGTCTGTTCATCGGTATGCATTGCGTCATTAAGCATCTGAATGATTTCAGCATTCATAGATCTGCTATTGATTTTCGCTCTCTGAATAATTTGTTCTTTTAAATCTTCGGGCATTCGTAACCCGAATGGGGCGATCAGACTTGCGCCTTTCATGGCAACCTCCAACAAATAACTGACTTCATAATGTAGTCAAAATCATCTTGACGGGATAGCTACATCATGTAGTATTTAAATAGTTACATTATGTAGTCATAGGAGATGAAATGGATAATACACGCAATATTACGCCAACGGGTATCCGGTTCCCCGACTCACTAAAAGAAATTATCAAACTTGCAGCGAAAGAAGGGGGGCGATCAGTAAACAGAGAAGTCATCAAGCGAATAGAAAGGAGCTTAAAAGAGGATGGGTTTATCAAAGCATAAAAACAGCGAAGCCCCAATGGCGGCAACCATTGAGGCTTCTAAATCAACAAATCATGATGGAAATATTGACATGACAAGTTTAGCAATTGCAGATCGTACAATCAACGTGCCTTTCTATGGAAATTCTCTTTTCGTTGTAGAGCATAACGGCGAGCCATATACCCCAATGCGCCCGATTATCGATGGCATGGGGATGGACTGGGCATCCCAGTTTACAAAGCTGAAACAGCGCTTCAAATCAACCGTTGTGGAAATCACAATGGTTGCAGCAGACGGTAAATCGCGTCCGATGATCTGTCTTGCTCTGCGCAAGCTAGCCGCTTGGTTGAATAGCATCAGTCCGAACAAAGTCCGCCCTGAAATACGCGATAAGGTAATCCGTTACCAAGAAGAGTGTGACGATGTGCTTTACGAATACTGGACTAATGGCCAGGCAGTGAACCCCAGAGCGAAACCGCAAGAGAAAATAACACCAGAACAGCGAGAGGTAATAAAGCAGCTTGTTTTATCCCGTGGCAAGGCTCTGCCGCGTGACAGACAGGCTAAAGCGATGATCACCATGTGGTCAGCCCTGAAAACTCACTTTGGCGTTACCTACAAAGAAATCCAGGAAAGTCAGTTTTCTGAGGCTCTGTCGCTGGTGGCAAGAGTATCGCTTGAGGGTGAATACATTGGCAGGGAAGAAACGTTGCCAGATAAGAAAATGGATCTGAATTATCCGGTAGAGTGGTGGGACAAAGTGCCAGGCTCAACACCTGAAAGAAGGATAACAAAACCTAACATTGGTGGTGGGTGCCAGTTCCCGGTCAGACTCTTATTCGGCCCTACAGATGAGTCACCTTCAGCTATTAACGAGCTTATCAATAAACTCACTTCCATGGGTTATGACATGAGCGCGATAAAGATGGAATATCTCGCCCACCGTCATTATGCAGAGCTGATGTATTACAAGTTATCCCGTATAGCAGAACAAAGCAGATCTGTGCTTGGAAGCCGGGTAACGATGAATATCAATACATCGGCATAGCCTGTAAATCTGTTAATTACCCGCTTCGGCGGGTTTTTTGTTTCTGGCTAAAATTGGTGTTTGCAATTTCCAAAAAATATGAGTAGATTTTATCTAACGATGGGCATTGTATGTCTACCGTTAAAAAAATTTATAACCTCGCTTCGGCGGGGTTTTTGCGTTTTTGTGCGAGCGTATATTAGTTATATGCATTCGCCTCACAGAATGAGTCAAATAGACATCATAATTAGCTCATCTCAGTGAGCTCTCGCTTCAGGTCACAGACATTCACTCACAGATAACCCTTTCACCTTGTGTCTGATGGCCTGTCCCTTATCCCCTCAATCCTGAGAGGAATCACAGCAATAAAGAGGGGGCTAAATGTCCGATCCTGTATCCGGTGCTGGTGCCATTCTTGGCAGCGGTATGCTGGGCGCTACCTTTTACGGTTTTGTCACTCATACCGACTATGGCGTTGTATTCGGTGCGTTCGCGGGGGCAGTGTTCTACGTAGCCACAGCAGCCAACATTACACGCTGGCGGCTGATGGGGTATTTCCTGACATCGTTTATTCTCGGCGTGTTAGGTGCCGGGCTGGTGGGCGCAAAACTGGCAGACCTGACCGGGTACACCGACAGGCCACTTGATGCCATTGGTGCTGCGGCGGTATCGGCTCTCATCATTAAGGTTCTGACCTTTGTGAATAATCAGGATCTGAACAGGCTGCTCGGTATGCTTCCCCGATTCCGTGGAGGTGGTCCAAATGACAATAAGTGAACCTGCTGCGCTGGTTAATGCGGTGATTTGCGGTGTGATTGTGCTGGTGCTGATGTTCTATCAGCGTGGTGATGCCCGACACCGCCCGCTTATCTCCTTGCTGGCTTACATCATTGTCCTGGTGTATGCCTCCGTGCCGTTCCGGTTTGTCTTCGGTCTGTATCATCAGTCGCACTGGCTGGTGGTGCTGGCAAACATCCTCATCTGCGTCATTATCCTGCGCGTTCGCGGTAATGTTGCTCAATTGATTAAGTTACTTCATAAATAAAAAAGCAGGATACAGCGACATCGCTGCATCCTGTTAGTTGGCAATTGCATAGTTATTATTATTAAAACATGCACTTACTAAGAATAATCTTAGGTCAAATTTACCGTTCTATACATAAAAAACTTCCTACCAACATTAGTAGGTACAGGCTATGAATATCTCTCAATTTATAGAGGCGGCTGGAGTTAGCGTCGAACTTTCTGCTGTCTGGTTTTCTCATATTGAGTCTGCCATGTCTGAGTTTGGTATCAGCTTAGTACAGGACAAAGCCATGTTCATCGCTCAGACCGGGCATGAGTCAGGCGGTTTCCATGCACTGGTTGAAAGCTTCAATTATACCCCGACGGCTTTACTGGCCGTATTTGGTCGCCGCGTCTCATCCTACCAGGCCAATATGCTTGGCAGGGCGAATGGCCGCAAGGCGCAACAGGAAGCCATTGCTAATCTGGTCTATGCAAATCGCCTGGGTAACAAGTCAACGGGCGATGGCTGGAAGTATCGCGGTCGCGGGCTTATCCAAATTACTGGTCTGGATAACTACCGCAAATGTGGTGCTGCATTAAAGCTGGATCTGGTTACCTCGCCTGAGTTACTGGAAAAGGCCAGTGAAGCGGCGCGGTCAGCTGCATGGTTCTATGCAACCAGTGGATGCCTGAAATATTCCGGTGATTTAGCCCGGGTGACGCAAATCATTAATGGCGGTAATAACGGGATTGATGATCGCCGGGCTCGCTACGGAGTTGCACTCAAAGCCCTTTCATGAGGCCTGTATGAGCGCAGAAATAAAAGCAGCCATTATCGTTAGCCTGTTTCTTCTTATTGTCGGCACCAGCTGTTTTGTTGGTTACCAGTACCAAAGTAACAGCAACCGGGCAGATGCTGCGGAGAAAGCGCTAACCCAGACCAAAACCGTGACAGCGAATGTCATGACCACGCTGTCTATATTCAACACCATGTCTCAGGCTAATGCAGATGCAAAGCAGCGAATTGAAAAGCAGACAGAGGACAGGGTTGTCATCATTGAAAAGGCCATCGCCAGTGATGACTGCGCTAAACAGCCTGTTCCTTCTGCTGCTGTTGAGCAGCTGCGCGAGCACGCAAATCGAATACGTTCCGGTTCAGCCGGTACCACTACCAGCGAACCTGCTGATTGACTGCGTACTTCCTCAGATACCTGAGCAAATGACCTATGGCGACAGCCTGAAGCTCAACGAACGCCTGCTTGGTGTCATTGAGAAATGTAATCGGGACAAAGCTGATATTCGAAAAGCTGAACAGAAACGACAGGAAACCACCAAATGACACCGATTCAAATTGTATTGTTGTACTTCTCATTCATTGGCGTAGTGCTGCTGCTTATTGCTGGCGGCTGGAAGGCAATTCGTAACTGGATTAAAGCCCATGCAGCAACCAAAGCACAAAAGGCTGCAGCAGAAGCCCAGGCGCTTGAAGAAAAGGCAGAAGCCAGGGCGCAAGAGTTGCTTAAGAAACTGCAGGAAGAAGCCGCTGAATCCGGACAGACATCTACCACAGTGACTGGTGATGTATCACCACAGGCTGGCAGTACATCGTAACAAAGTAAGAGCTGCATACAGGCTACCAATCGGTGGCCTTTTTTATTTCTGCAACAAACCCGCGCATCCACCGGCGCTATTTCTAACGAGAGCCTTTCAGAAAGTTGAGCCTGAGGAATGTCGTTAAGTCGGCGGACTCTCTCGGGCGACACTTCCTGGTGGACAGGCTCAACCTTCTAAAAGGTAAAACGCTATGAATAATCCGTCAGTTATTCCGGCCTTCGACTTCCGCGAAATGGTTTTGCCATCTAACGGTAAGGTCATCACAACGTCCGTGAAGATATCCCGCTATTTCGGGAAGGCGCATAAAAACGTTCTTCGCACTATCAAGCGGCTGGAGTCAGACTGCTCGCCTGACTTTAACCGGCTCAATTTTGAGCCCGTTGAATACCTCGATAAAAAAGGCGAGATGCGCCTGATGTACAACATCACGAAAGATGGCTGGATGATGCTTGTAATGGGTTTCACCGGTAAGACAGCGACCGCGATTAAAGAGCAATACATCGCCGCCTTTAACTGGATGGCCGAACAATTTAGCCGACGCATGGCGATGGGCGAAGAAATGCAACACCGATACGCTATCAAAGAAACGCGTTCAAAGCTGAAAGGAACGATCGGCAGCCGGTTGATGAATGAACGGAAGAAAGAAAAGCATGTGCTGCAGATCGAGCACGAACACATCATGCAGGTGACTCAGCCTTGTCTTCTTTTATCGTAATCAATACAGCAGGCATTCACTGAGTGCCTGCGATAATGATATTGATTGATGTGGGAGTTTCATAAATGGCACTACCCCGTATTATCAGCCACTACAAAGTATTCATACAGCCATTAACTGGTGCGGAATTTCAGGCGGGAATCACAAATAATGACTCATTAGTGGTTATTGACGGGTTTTTGCTATGCACTCACAAAGATAATGGATGCATTGTTGGGTTTAATGCTCAGCATGTTGCGTGGTACCGACTTGATCCTGAGCTTTTAGATCATGCCACCAAGAACGCCTAAAGCTTGCCGCAAACGTGGCTGTCGCAGCACCACTACTGATCCCTCAGGCTACTGCGAAAACCATAAAAGTGAGGGCTGGAAACAGTACAAACCAGGACAATCCCGCCACCAGCGTGGCTACGGTACAAAGTGGGAGGTTATCCGGGCTCGTATTCTTCGCCGTGATAAAGGCCTGTGCCAGTCCTGCCTGAAACAAGGCCGGGCGGTTGAAGCGTCCTGCGTTGACCACATCATTGCCAAAGCACAGAGCGGAACAGATGAAGACTCAAACCTGCAAAGCCTGTGCTGGCCGTGCCACGCAGCGAAAACAGCGCGTGAGCGCACAAGATGATAAATATTCTCATTATCATTATTCAGCACCAAAATGGTGCGGAATTTTTACATTAAGGGAGGGAGGGCGGGTCAAATCTCTGCCACCTGTCACCTTCCGGACTGCCCGCCCCCCTGAATTTTTATACCCGCGAAAAATGAAATTTAACCAGGAGTGCCG